ATGACGGAAACAACTACTAGGTTAATAGGACTGTTCAAATTTATTAATGAAACTGAAGCATTAACAGAATCCTCATTAGTAGCGAGAAACTTGGCTAGAATATTAAGTGAGACAGAAAGCATAGCAGACAGTATTAGTGTGGTTAGAGAAATGGTTCGTGTCTTAAACGAAACAGAATCACTTCAAGAGTTTGATGGTACTGTCAGAGCGTTGGTCAGAATACTATCTGAAACTGAGGCTTTGTCTGAAAGCACACACAAGTTAATAGGAATTATACAATGGGTAAATGAAACATTAGCACTAACAGAATCTTCAGCATTTGCGATGGGTATGGTAAAAATACTATCAGAAACAGAGGCGTTATCAGAGAATATGGTTAGCCTCCTACAAATACTAAGATCCATTAGTGAAACAGAGGGAATAACAGAAAACATTACACCTTTACTATCCATATTAAGAGCCGTTAATGAGAGTGAATCATTACAGGAGTTTGATGGTACTGTCAGATCATTGGTCAGATTTATTGCAGAATCAGTGTCAATCCCAGAATCTTCAGTTGTAATAAGAGCCTTGATAAAATATGTTAATGAATCTGAGGGTATAGAGGAAGCAATATCTCGTCTTATGGCAATAAGTACGGTTCTAAATGAAACAGAGGGAATAACAGAATTTGTAAAAGTACCATTAGCAATAATCAGAGTAGTCGCAGAAGCATTAGGACTCCCTGAGAGTGTGGTAGGACTCGTAATGAGTGGTGATGTGACACAGGGCTACACAGTTAGAACTACAGACGTATCACACACAGTTGAAACAGAAGGTTAAATAACTTATATAATCAAAACATATAAAGTAGAGAAAACAAGGTAATATCATGGCTGGAAGCATAGACATGGAAGGTCGAGCAATCGAATTCAAGGTAAAGGCTGGTAGTAGAATGACAGTAGAACTAACCGTTGCAGATAGCTCAGGAGTAGCAAAGAGCCTAGCAAATACTGTTACATATGCCACAGGCAGATGGAAAGTATGGAAACCAGGAGGAACTCTCATAATAAATGGGGCTCTCACATTCGCAAACAGGGCTGGCGGAGTGGTAACATATGCCCTTTTAACAGCAGACACAGTAATAGCAAACGCAGGTAGATGGGAGGGCGAAGTAGAGTTACTCGATTCCAATGGAGAGATATCAGAACAGACAAAAAGCTTCACATTTACGATAGAAGAAAGTTACTAACGTTTATATTACACATAAAAAAAACATTCTCATGATAAAACTAGAAGATGTATCAAATAAAGCCTACTTCGCAATGAGAAAAGCACAAGTTAATGCTATGAAAACAGAAAGGCTCGGTAAAATACATGTTTCAGATGTTATCAAACCATGTATGAGATACGTGGTTTATAATAAAACAACACCTCAAACAGGCATGAGTACCGAAGATATGAAATCATTATTCTTCGGACAAATAGTACACTCAAAAACTCTTTTGGGAAAAAAGGATCATAATGAGATGTTTCTTGGGTACAACTGGGTAAGGGATGAGCCCATAACTTTAGAAGAAGCCAAGAAGATACCAGAAGATGATCCAAGACACCTCGATATTATTTATGGCTCTATTGACGACCTAATACAGGTAGGAGATAAGTGGGTTATTTGTGATAAGAAAACAACCGGCTCTCTTGATTACTTTAAGAGGGCTAGTTCCAGACCAAGTGAAACCCATGTAGACCAAATCAATCTATATCGTGTCCTATTACAGAAATGTTATGGTATTGAGGCAGACTTTGGATGTGTTATCTATATGTCAAACCAGGTAGAAAAGGACCAGAGAGATAAGATTATACCACTCGCTTTTAAGCTTAAACCAATAGAAGAAACACTTACAAATATGGTAGAAAAATGCAAGGTGATAAAAAACTCACTATCAAAGAAACTCTTACCAGAAAGGACAAAGAACTTCCTATGTGATGGAATGTGTCCATATGCAACAACGTGTTTTACAGATGAGCGTGAGAGTTTTGAAGACTGAAGAGACTATAAGAGATTTAATTCTTTTCACAAAAGAGAAACTAATCCATGAAAATGTTGACCCGACTGGAATGTTACCGCAGACACTAATACCACCACTACTTATTGATATACCTGACGATGAACGGAGGGGTGTTATTAAGGCTCTTCGATGGGTAGTATCAGATGAAGATATATTTCAACGCGAATAACAAGGCTACTTTAGAAGCACTTGAAGGGTGTGGGGTAAGAAACGTATTACTCTCACACAGATATTCATACGCAAATATTAACAAGTTTAAGAGTAGGTTTGATTCCATATTCATAGTTCCTGGAACAAAGGGAAACCCAGACAAGTATCGTGAATTCCTAAAGAAGAAGAAAGAATACTATGACTATGCTACACAGTTTGATGTGTTCTATAACATGGATGAAACATTAAAGTATCTTGAGAAGGAAAGGAAAGATGGAATAGACTGGACACTTCCTGTATTACAGGAGAACTATCTTCAACATATATCAAGGCTTCGACCAAAAGCAGGAGACTATATATGTCTTGGGGAAATACATGGTAAGCTGGAGACTGAGGACCAGATAAGAAAACTGCCACAGAATGTAGAATATCATGGTCTTGCCAAAGGTAAATATATAGAAAAAAGACCGTTTAAAAGTTTGGATACTAGTGGCTGGATCTCTGCTGCAATGTCAAAGAAGACTGAGGTTTGGTCTGGTAACTCTACTTTCTCATTGTTTTTTGGTAATAAGGGGAGGGGTATGAAAGCCCAGGTCGCCTCTACACTTGAAAGATTTAAGGAACATCTTGAAATTGTAGGGATAAGCAGTAAATCTGTGTTGGAAAATGACTATTATTCATTGTTAAAACTACCAATAGCCGTGCTGTATATACCAATGTGTAAAAGCCTTGGAATATATGATATAAATTTCAAACAATAATATTTAAATGCTTTGATTTAGTAATTGCAATGTGGTAGAAGATATATTTAAGATAAAACCGGTTGGTAATATAAGTCTTGTTGTTGAAAATAAGCATAAGACAATATCACCATTCAATTCAGCCAAGCATTTAAAGACAGCAAACATACCAGCACTATGTGACCAGTGTGTGTATAGGTCCATTGAAGATGGTGGTAATGGCAAGTGTCCAAAGTATGAGGCTGGAGCTGTATGTGCCATAAGGAAAGATTTTATTAATATGATAAATATACTAGACACCAGAAACCCAGAGGACTTGAAATCCATGATGGATATGTTAGCCAAACTATCATTCGAGAATGTGTTAATGGCACTAACTCAGGCAAAGATGGATGGAAACATACCAGATAGGAACACAAAGTCAGAAGTAAACACACTACTAAGCATAGTCAAATCAATTAATGATCTCAATGCAAAGATAGTAGTCACAGAAAAGACAGAATATAGGCAGGGAGATATTGAAAACATATTCAGGCAAATAAGGGCACAGAGTTCAGCATGAATTATGATTACTGTGTAAAATGTGGGCATTACCCAGACATATCTTATGTGAGAGAAGTAGATTGTGAGTGTGACTGTCATGATTGATGGGTGTTGTATATTATGTGGACATTGTACAGATGAGATTATAGCAGAAATGATGGAGTGTAAGTGTAACTGTCATGGGTAGACCACAAAAGGAAGTATTACAGGAAAGGCAGAACTTCATGCAGGTTATTACAGACTGTGCCAGGGATCCAAGTCTCTTCAGCAAGGTGTTTTTAGACCATGATTTATTCCCATATAATAAGAGATATGTCAACTGCAAGGACAGATTCATAGTCTATAGGTCAGGCAGACAGGTGGGTAAAACCATGTCAACAGCAGTAAAGACCATACACTTTGCGTTCTTTGCACCTCTAATGTTAAAGACAATCAAGCATGAATGTATCATACTTATCGCAGCACCTACACAAAATCAGGCTTCAATCATGTTCGGTAGGATAAGGGATCTTGTTATGAAGAATGAATTCCTAAGAGGATATGTTGTTAGGGATACTCAGACAGAAATTAGTATGAATTTCCTAGATGGTACAGGTAAGACAACCATAATCACTAGGGCTACAGGTGAAACAGGTATTACTCTTAGGGGTTATTCTCCTCATGTTATTATAGCAGACGAGTGTTCATTTATCAAGACAGATATACTTAGAGCCTTTCTTCCCTCTGGTTTGGCAACAAAGGCTAAGGTGTGGCTTACATCTACACCATTCAGTAAGGCAGGTTATTTCTATGAGGCTTGTATGAACTCAAAGCCAAACAACCCAAATGGAATGTGGACAGAATTTCATGTCAAATCA